CTGATGTTCCGCTAATCTCTAAAGATTCCAGAAACCCCTCACCTGCATCACCCTCATTCGTATCTGTGTTCAGCATTGACCAATCCATAATCTGTCTTGATCTGCCTAAGTCTTTTAATTGATCCCAACCTATTATTGCCTGATCCGTAGAATAAACCGCTTCAAAACTAATCGAATAAGAATGCAACTGAGGTAACTGCTTCTGAGCCATGTCTTGCGTTGACTTGCAAGTCTTAATAAAGCTGATATTTTCAGCTAGATTATTACTAAGCAAACACCCGACCGGCGTATCGTTTATATAAAGCATTAAATCAGTCATAGCCTGTAATATTACCACTAAATTTAATAAAATCCTGCACCTCACCCACTATCTCTAAATTCTCTATAAATCCCTGCCCTTGCTCGCCCTCTATGCCATCGCCTGTAATTTCCCAGTTTATTTTAACTCTTTCAAGCGATTTTAAGCCTGTCCACGACATTATATTATTGTCGGTAGTCATAACACCCTCAAAGGGTATTGAGTAGGTGTAGAGCCTCCCTAATTGCGTTAGACCGCCTGACTGTGTTGTCTTGCACGTTCCTAGAAACGAAATCTGCTCTGATCTACTTACAGAGGTTAAACAACCTACTGGCATATCGTTTATAAATAGCATCATGGTCCTGCTTTTACAGTTACTCTAGTTGTAGCTCCATAATCTGGCACTAAGGTATAATCTAAAGCAATTTCGTCATCTACTATCCTACCTAAAACTGCTTTACAGATATTCTGCTGCAAGTCATAAGTTAGGCTTAAATTCATAAAATAACCCTCTATTAAATTAATTGACCACCTCTGCAAAGGATTAAAATATCCAAATATAGAACCCTCAAAGCGCACAAATGGTCCTGCATAAAGCCTTTGTTTTTCTTCTACTGCAATCCGTAGAAATTCTTTATTAGCCTCATAAGGCTCTGCCAGAATACTCTCAGATATTCCACGCCTTACCCATCGTTCTGTTAAAGTTACCTGATCATCCTGATAAATAGCACCAACGTACATCTTATTAGGACTATCGCCATTAAAGACATTGATAGTTTCTGGCACAAAAGTAAACTTGCCTGTTTGCGTAGCCGTATGGATTTCTCCTATTTCATCTCCAAAATCTAAAAATACATAGGCAGAAATCCGAGTATAAACAATATTATATACTGTCCCTGATGGCGCTAATATTCTAAAAGTAACATTTCCACTTATAGGAACTGGATTAGATACAATTGTTTCCGTACCTCCTGATCCTATTTGACTTCTAAGCTGATAATAATTTATTCCCGGCTCTACTGGAGTTATTGCCCATGAGCCATCTGCCTGTAAATAATGAGTGCTTAAGCCATCGTATAAACTAATCACAAAATTCATATCCGTACCAAATAGAGGATTTGGATTTTCATATTCAATGATAAACTTTACTCGCTCTTGTACAGTTATGTTTAATGTTACCGGTATTAAATTATTGTTTTCGTAAAAGTCTGTCAATACAGGATAAGTGCCACCCGTAGTATAAAATATTACTCCGCCAGTAGGATATAGACCTGCATACATTGTCCCTGTTTTAGTGTAGCCTGGAATAGTTACAAAAGCACAAGGACCAATAGGATCGCCTCCGCAGGTTTGACCTGCACCTGCTAAATTAGGATTAGCTAACATTTCATCCGTATTTTCAATCTTACCATACAGATATGACATTGACGCATTTTTATATGGTCTGTCAATCATTTTCATTTGGTCGGTATTGATATGAAAATAAGGTGCTGCTATTATGCCCTCGCTCTCGCCACCTAAAACCAAATCTAAATTCTCGGTAACTGTCGGCTGATCATAAATCCTATAACCATCTAAATATCTTCTAAATACTAAGTCACCATCTACTGCTAACTCTGTCGGTCTATAAATATACCACTCGCCTCCGCTTTGTATCATTACGGCAGTCCATTCCTCTAGTATTGATCTAAGCACATCTTCGCAGTTCATTGGCGTAAACTGGTCATCTTTTAGATAACGCTCTGCATTTACATAAGCCATGTCTAAAGGATCGTAAGAATCGCCTTGCGTCATGCTTGTTTCGTAAATATTAACGCAAGTATTAAGCACTAAACTAGGTGCATCTAACCTAACCAGACAGGCTTCTATTACCTCAATAAAACTCTGCTTACCTAAATAGAAATTACCATCGTTCTGGACATAACTTAAGTTTTTAAGCAACCCTAATCCATCAACTGCATTTACAGAGATAACATAAGGCGCAAAAGTAAAAGATTCCTGACATCCATCTGGAATTATAAAGCCTGACCAAATTAAAGTGCCATTTCTAAATATTTCTACTAAAAACTCACGCTCATTCTCGGTATATAAATCCTCTAGCTCAAAGTCTTCAGTAGCTATTAGGTTTAACGTACATTCAGATCCTATGATTGCCTCTAGCTTATTGCTTGATGTATTTTGATAGTTTATCTGGATTGGATTTTGTTGAGCCTGAATTTCTGTCGCTGAACCTGCATAATCCAGTTGTGAAATATCACAAGAATACTCATCTGGAGTACCATTGATAATCCGAGTATCTCTGTCCGAATAAAACGTAAAATAATATTTTTGACTATAATTCATGGTCCAAACCTTTGTAATTTTGCACCTGCTCTGTTTAATACGCCGATTAAGTTAGTACCTGAAATCTCAAATACAACACGACCACCACCAAAGTCCTGAGCAGATCCTGCCGCACTTGTGCTGATTGTAGATGATGCTTGTGGAATAGGTGCTTGTTGTTTCTTTTTAAATAAGGATGCAATACCTGCTATTGCAGCAACCCCGGCTAAGATAGGTAACAATGGACTAGCAGCAGCAGCAGGTGCGCCAATAGTTGCAGCCGAACCTAAAAAGCCTCCAGTTGATGCGGCAATACCTGCTAATGGTGCGGCTTTTTTACTTGCACCAAACAATCCTGCAATACCTGCTATTAAACCGCCACCTTTTTCAGTTTTACCACCTACCGATCCTAACAGTTTTAAAACGCCCTGAGTTGCCTCACTTGCTAATACTGATAAAAAAGTATTTTTGATTGCTTGACCTAATGCCGAAAAAGAAAAATTACCATTCATTAATATATCATCAAAGAATGTCTTAAATGATGAGCCTAGCTGAGGCAATAAATCAAACTTAATATTATCCTGTAATATCTGAAATGGAGTGTATAGTTGCTGACCTATATTATTAGGTATAAAACTTTTTGTACTTAATAAAGTATTTATATCAATTAACGGCTTACCACCGCTTAAAGTTTTTGCAATATCTTTTTTACCTATTTCTGCAATACCTTTAAAATCATTAATTAAAGCAAAGAATCTTCTTTTTTCCTTTTCGGTTTCCTTTAACTTTTCACCTGCTACGCTTCCGCTAATTTTACCGCCCTTTAATACCTCAGCAGTAGCTGCCTTTTGCAGTTGGATATTTTGCTCAGTAAGTATATTAGTATCGGTTAATAAATTATTCTTAAGTTTTGTTAACTCATTTTCCTGAAAACCTGCTTTTAAATACTGATTTAAAATATCTCTTTGCTGAGATGTTAAAATATTAGCTTCTTGCTTTGCTAATAAATTCTGGCTATCAACCTGAGCCTGTAATTTCTTTTGCTTATTTTGTTCAGCAATTATTTGAGTAGTTAAGTCAATTACTTTTTGTTCATTTTCTAACTGTCTGGTAGAGTTTTTAGTAATTAGATCAGCGGCTGCTCTTGCTCTAGCAGTTGCCAGAATAGATTGAGTTAATGAATCGTAAGCAGTTTTAGTTTTATCGGTTGCTGATGTTTCAAATTTTAGATTTCCAAAATATGCAGGATATAACTTTTGTATTTCCTTATAGGCTTCTTTTCTTTTTTCAAGCGGTAAAGCTGCATTCTGATATTGGTCGTATAATAGCTTTATAGTAGTTAATTCAGATGCTGCGCTTTGACCACCTTTTAACCTTGCCTGATCAACTTGATTTAAGGAATTAATATATTCGTCTGTTACTTTTTTAGCGACAGTAACCTCTTTATTTGCTCTTTGCTGATATTGCTGATAAAATAAAATACCTGCTGATACAACTGATAAAGCAATACCTAATCCGGCAGGACCAATTAAAGATTGACCTAATGCTTTTAATGCAGAGCCAGTACCGCCTGTTTCTGCTTTTAATCTACTAAAACTTTCTAATAATGGATTTAAGTTGTTTTGAATACCAATAAATCCAAAAGGTGCATCCTGAGCAACCCTGCCTAAGTTAGTTAATGCAAAGGCAGCAGAGTTAGATCCTTTTACAACTGCGCCACCCAGAACTCCTGCGCTCTTAGATGCTTCTGCTGCAAACCCTTTTAATTTGCTTTCAGCACCCTTTAAGTCTTTATCTAATTGCCCTAAAGGCGCACCAATAGGTATCTCAATTCCTTGCATTTTCCAAATATTTAAGCATCGCCTTATTCATTTGATCTTTAATTACATCCATGTCTGCTATCTCATCGTTTTCGTAGATAAAAGACATAAACTTTTTAAAACTGGGCATCCCTTTATTTACGTGAACTCTCATTCCGTTCCACGTAGACCATCCGATTCGCTCCCAGTCTTTTTTTTCTTTATTAAAAAAGCCTTGACATTTCAATATATATTGATTCCATGTCAAGGCGTAAAAGTCATCAGGCATCAAACCGAGTTCTCCAAAAGCAAAAGTCAACACATCTTTATTCCAATTTAACTTTCCTGTTTGCTTTTTTTTTGTTCAGTTACCTCTGTATTTAACCCCAACACCCTAAAGACTTCTTTAGATACTGTAAGGATAAACTCGCCACCTGAGCCTCCGGAGTTATCAATCCAATCATGCACATCAAACTCCGTAAAGTCTACAATCTCGCCTTTTTTTAATATAGGGTAAGCCGATGCATGATAAATAAACACTCTTAAGAATGGCAGTAATTGCTTACCTAACAAATCTGATAAATCAGTCACCGATGCGTCAAAGTGAGTAAGCGTTTGCTCTAGCGCATAATTGCCAAAGAACATCTGCCTATCTACCTCACCTATTTTGTACGTTAAATGTCCCTCCATTTAGTAACCAGGATATGGATCAGTTGTGGTAATATCGCCATCGCCTAGCAAAGTGCCAGTAAAGGTAATAAACTCACCCTCAGCGCCTGTAATCTCTAAAGCACTAAAGTAAGCGTAGCCATACTGCTCAGGAAAATTTCTGTCCTCTGTTCCATCAGATTTTAATAAAGCCACCTGAAACTCGGTCAAAGTCTTTGCCCTTGCAATCGTGCTAATACGATCCCATGATGCTTTAGCCGTATCGCCACCTGCGCCAACTGTATCTGTGAAAACACCCTCAAAAGGTATCTCAAAAGAATAGGTTGTCGGTTTGCGTCTGGTCACTCCCGGATCGCACTTAGTTACTGTTTCAGCAAAATCCCATGATTCGCTGATGCCGTTTGAAGTTAAACACGCTACTGGCTTCCATGCGCCACCTGTGCGAATGTAGAGCATGAATAGACTTCCTGCATAAAATTGTTCTGCTGCCATTTTAAGTTCTATTTAATTTGTGTTGAAAAGTTAAAATATATTGAAATATGTTTTCTGTTTCTGTTTCTAAAATTACCTCATTTGTTAATAGTTGTAAGGTTTCAACATTTATAAAGTTAGACAAAGTTAAGTTAGTAACTTGTATTCTGTCTTGTATTTCTTCACCTATAACCATTGCAAAACTTAAATCACCATTACCATTAGGGTATTTTGTTACAATCTGCACATTTATAGTACAAAGATAGTAATAACCGCACTTTGTCTGCTCTTGCAATCTGGTTTGGCTAGATAAAATTACATATTTAGCCGGTACATTCTTTAAAGGTGCTGATTTACTGTAAACAGGTATAGTAACGCCACCAACTATTAAATTGGCTAGCGTGCTCTTATATGCATTTAGTATTGATAAATTAGCATCTTTCATTTCTCAAATGTAATTATTTTTTCGCATTATATTTTCGAGTTTCAACTTCCAATACTTTTTGTAAAGTTTTAGGATATTGCTGAATGCCCTCTAAATAGCTAGGTATTAAAAAAGGTTGCGGTTTTAATCCTTTTCTTAATATTGATACTGCTATAATGTAAGCTAATTTTGGATCTATACCATGAGTCTGGCACCAACCTCTAATAGCATCTAAAAAACTATCAAAATTACCGCCTTTTTTACCTTTAAATTGAGATGCCATTTGCTCAAATCCTTTTGGTATTGATACCCTTGCACCTGTCCCAAACTCAACGAATGCAGCATAAGGAGTATTAGCAAATACAAAGGAAACATTATAACCAACTCTGGCAGTTGTTTTACCTATGGATTGCCTTAACTGTCCCTGATCTACTGGCGCTCTTAATTTAGCTTGATTAGCAATATCTTCAGCAGTTGAATTAGTTACCGCAACTGCTAACCTATTAGCATCATGACCAAAGGCAGAAATCTGAGATAATAGTTTAGAAATATTTATTTTAGCTGCCATTATTATCATCCGTTACAGATGCCAATATCTCATAAAACCTGAATGTATCATCTACATTCCTAATTGAATGAATAGTGAAAAAATTTAACTCATACAGAATCCTCATGTCCTTTGTAGGTGCAAAGTCTTTTCTATACCGGATTGTAAACCTAAAGACCTGATTTATGACCTGCTCTTGCGCTTGTAACTGTCTATTGCCATCGTAAGGCTTTATATTTGACCATGTAGCTAATACAGGCACAAACGTAATAACGTAATCCTGATACGCATTTTCAACTGATGTGAACGTGCCAAATGTAATGCGCTTATCTAATCTGCCCGGATTCATTAGAATAGAGTTATGCGTCTGTATGGTGAAAGCAAAAGAGTTGCAATAGTTGGCATTCCAACAACTGGATTATCTCTGTTCTCATAATAAAAAGCTATCATTTCTTTAATTGCAGTTTCTATATCATCTGGCACGTCAGATCCGCCCTCATAATTCCATCCGTAACCTGCGACAAAGGTAACGGTATTGAATCCTGCCGTATCTGATATGACCTCTGTAAAGCCTTGCGTTTCGATTGTTTCGAATGTTAGCGCAACCATATCAGGATCGACCACAGTTTCAACCGAAATTAAAGGGTACTCATATATTTTAACTGCACCAGAAACAGGCGTAATTAAACTCATTTGCCTCTGCCATAATACTTGTAGCGTAAACTGCTCAGCTTGATTTACCGCAGATTTTATCAATGATGTAATTAATCCATCTTCTATTGTGTAATCTAAGTCTAGTCTTAGATACATCTTTGCATCCGCTAGGCTCACTACATTTAACTGGTTCATCTTCTTTAGATTTATAAGGTGCTTTTAGATACTCTTTTTTTTCCATTAAACAATCGCTAAATTACATATTTTATTTAACCAATTTTCAAACTTTGGCAATTCCTTAGCAGGATCTAATTCTTTTGCCCTTTCCAAAGGTGTTTTCTTAGTCTGGATTGTATCAATATTACTAATAGCATCTATCCAACCATCTATATTATTCCTCTCAACGAATATCCCTGCATCTGCGACACTATCTCTAAAGCCTAGTATATCAGAGCAGATAACAGGAATATTGCAGCACAGAGCTTCTATTTGAGCCATGCCATAACTCTCATACTCACTAGGCGCTATTAGGACTTTAGTCATTGCCAGATATTTGCGCACATCATCAATTAAAGGTACATATTTTATATTTCTGACCTTTTCGTCTTTAATCTGATGATAGTAACCGCCTTGAACTGCCATGAATTTTGTTTTAGGCATTCGCTTTGCAATCTCTATTAATATCTGACCGCCTTTGTTTTCGTTATGGTTTATTAGCGTTACATACTCAGCTTCTGGTCTATTAGTTGAGTAATCTCTGTAATCTATTGGAGCATACAAAGTATAGGTTTCCTGATTGTAGTTTAATTCTCGCTTTGTGTTCTCGCAGTTATAAACAGTATAAGTATTCGGTCTAATATTTACCTGCGGATAACCTACGTTATTATGAGCAAAGTTAATAACCTTTTTAGCTTTTAGCCTTTGCTTATTCATTGCATAGTAAGTGCCAGACAGTTGACAAAACACTAGATCTGCCCAGTCCCATAAATCATTATGACATTGCTTGTAATTGTCTTTAGCCTTGTAAACTTGAATACCCTCAAAACTATAATTCTCAGGACATCTGGTAACTGCCTTAACATGATGACCTTTGCTCATAAGATAGGTAACAACCCGATGCAAATAGATTTCAGATCCTGCTCTTTGATGCGGTAAGTAAATGCCTGGACTTAGTAAGATGTTCATGTAAATAATTTAGTTTGTGCCATGTGGTTATTAATTCGTTTCATAGCCTGATCAAAATATTCCTTATCTAATTCACAAGCCGTTAAATCAAAGCCGTAATCGTGACAAGCTATGGCTATGCTTCCCGACCCTAAGTGGGTATCTAGGATTTTATCACCTTGCTTTGCGTATTTGTCTAAAATCCATTTGTATAAGGCTATTGGCTTTTGTGTTGGGTGTATTCTATTTTCAATAGTTTTTTGTTGAAACCCATTCCATAACCATTCAAATTTTCTTAATGCTTTATTAAATGAAGTCCAAGCTAATTCACCATCACTATATTCACTATCACCATTTTTTTTATCCCAAAAAATCCAACCCATTTTAGGAGGTAAAAATTTAGTCATATAATTACCGCCCCAAATAATTTGATTTTTACTAACTCTAAATAATTCATTAAAATATTCCTCATTAGGAATAGATTTATCCCAATACTTTATTGAATGTTTGCCATTTTTAGGATTTGACCATTTTCTTGTAGCAGGATTACCTCTTGAAAAATTATTTTTAATCCCATACGGCGGATCTACAATAGCCAAATCAAAATACTTATCAGGATAACGTGCCATTAATAACATATTATCTTCGTTTGTTATTGTCATGTTACAGGAATAAACAGATAAGGTCTTTGTATCTTTAATGTTCTGCCATCGTAATTATGCAGATCGCTTCTATGATAGTGTATAGCTTGTATTCTTGTAGCGGGATTATAAAGCGCATAACCTGCGCTATGTAACTCATAAGCAATCCGATTATCACAACCCGGTATGCCTAAATAAAAATCACAAAAATTAACATTGCGCATCTTGCCTTTAAATATCCAGACATCCTGACTAAAGCGCTCATTATGTAACTTTAAGCCTCCGATCTTATCATCCCATCTGCTTAAGGCTATGCATTGCTGATGATGAAAAGTTAAACCATTTAGTGTATGATTAAAGTAAATATCCGTATTTGCAACTATTGAAATATGTTCTCTTTCGGTTACTGTCCTATCAATCAGATTAAAAAAGTCCCTATATGTAGGTCGCTGAAATTCTATTGTAACTAGCTTATCAGATTTTGGCAGCTCTACATATCCATCTACAAATAGATAAATCTTATCTATATGCTGATTCTCTAAATTCTTATTTAAGCAGTAAATTAATTCTTTTTGCCTAATCGGACTTTTATCCGTATAAATTGATGTAAATAAATTAATCATAAATAGCTATGCCTGTACCTGTATGATGTCCTATATGTGTTAAATCGTATTTTTCGTTCTTTAATCCATTCCAGAAATTACTCATTTCATTATTTAAATGGATGTCATCAAACATGACTAAGCCTTTGTAATTAATATCTAGCAAATGATCAGCAAACTCCTGCTCAAACTCGCCGTCATGATAAGTATCTAGCATAATAAACGGACTTGCAATCTCATGATTTAAAACATTGCCTTTAATAAATTGAATGTTAGGTATTTTAATATCGGCTATCTCAGGCTGATGCTTTATGTCATAACTTATAACTTTATTCTTTTTATTAAATGACAAAGCAATGGCAGAACTGCCCTGATAGCTTCCAATGTCTAACAAAGTAGCTCCGTTAACTAAAGTGCTGATATAAGCTAACAGTCTGTAATGTTCTAAACCTGCATCCATGTAAAACCATCCCTTTGGGAAGCCTAGATCATCCGTACTTTTTAGATACTTAGACAGATTAATTGCATTTAACTCCTCTGCCGTAACTTGTAATATTTTATCAATCATATTGCTTTAACAATAAGTTATAATTTTTATGGTACTTATCTATTGCATGATAACCTACTGAGCCATATTCAAACTCTGTTTCAACTGCAAACTTATTGCAGGTTGCCTTATCAGGTAACTTATAGCCTAGCTCACGCATTTTATTAGTAAAGTAAATATCTTCGTTACCATCCTTTTCCATGCCTTTGTACGGATGCTTTGAGCATATTTCATACATCAGCTTTGGATTGCGTATGCTTAGACCTCCATTCATGCAACCCGGTATGTTCTTAATCCACGCTCCTATAAAGTCCCATTCTAAAAACTGCTCAATACCCTCTTTTAACAATCCAGAATCATGCTGAAATATTAGCACCCTGTCATATCGTGAGCCTCGCCAAAAATTAGGATTAGTTAATATAGAGTTATATACTCTAGGAGTTTTTATATAGTAAATGCCACCTGCATAGGGAGGTTGAATATGTAATATATCCCATGATTTCGGTATAAACCTTTTATGCCTTGCGATTGCTTCCTGAGCCACATCTTCCCGGTCATCTATAATAATAGCTGCGTTCATACTAATACCTTGTTATAATTATGATGACTTTTTAAATAACTAGGCAATACTGATTTATCAAACTTTACAGGATTCCAAATGTTGTAGGCTACGCAATGCACATCATCAAACTGCTTATTTGGTTTCCATTTGTAAAAAATATCATTTAACCAGTCTTTTCTAACCTCGTGAGCATGACCGAAAACATTATACTTATATCTCATTATTGGCTCTGGCTGACAGGTGCTAAAATGATAAATAGTCTGCTTTAAGTTTAAGTCCTGAGTATGTTCTTTTCTATGTAGGTTTTCTAATCGTATCGGTCTAAAGCCATCATAACAAGCATAATCAAAAGATCGCCAAAAGTTTACAAATCCATCTATGCCATAAAACCTATCGACGCCCCAATAAGCATACTCAAAAGATGCTTTTAATTCATCTGATTTATAAACCTCATCCGAATCTACTGTCAGCACAAGATCATAACCCTCAGAGTATTTATATTTGACTGATCTATGTTCACTTTCAGCTCCGTATCTGTCTGCCCTGTCCCAGATTAATTTATCTTTTAAAACACTTTCACAAATACTAAAGATGTAACCCTCTGAATCTGGACAATCTAATAGCGTTTGATGACCTTGCGATGCTTCTTTACTATAAGCAATAACCATTTTATCTACATGATCTACAACCGACATAAGAGCCTCACGCAAGTAGTCACCTGCGTAGTGTATAGTCATAAATCCTAAAACTTTAATTTTGCTCATATTCTAATTCTTTACCAGTTAATGCAAAATATAGGTTTTGGAGTTGGTGAACGTATTTAATGTCCTGTCTAACAATAAATTGCTGAACATCAACATCTGGATAGTTTTCTTTTTCTTCTAAACTGCATGTTCCTGAATAACAAATAATCATTTTTTGCTCTATGTCAAAATCTTTAAATATTACTTTTTCAAATACCCATTCACCTTTAATATCCCATTTCTCAAAACCAAACTTTAATAACAATTCTTCTGTTAATATAGTTTCACGTAATACTAACTTACTTGCTTTCATATATACCAATTAAATTCTTTACCATTTTATCAAATGTATAATTTGCCTTTACAAACTCATTGCCTTGCTTTGCTATTAGATCCCGTTCCTCTTTATGGTCATCTAGATAGTATCTTAGCAATACCATTAAATCATATAGACTATTCCATGTCCTAACGTGAACATGATCTATAAAAGGCATATTTGGATAAGCCTTGCATAGACAAAACGCTCCAGAGCCTAATATTCTGTATATCCTATCTGAACTATATGAATCTTCCTCATAGTGGCTTAGGTTAATGGCTATCTTAGTAGCTCTGTATGCTTTTGATTCCTCAGCCTGTGAATGGTTATAGTTACCGGCTACATTAAACCAGTTGTTTCCGTAAACGCCGTACTTATCGCCAAAGTGTTTATGTAGCATTGTATTCATGTCTATTCGCAACCTGCTTAAAGGAAACTTATCGCCTCCGTAATTATTACCAAAAAAAGAAATCTCTCTGCAATTACCAATCTCGCCGTCTGGCTTGTATATTTCAGGATCATAACCTATCTCTAAATATCCGCCGTTTGCTACGTTCTTAACATCTCGCATATTAGAAAACAAAGTCTTATCTATATGAGGCGCCATGTCAATCATCCATCCTGGCGTTTCATCTCTTATATCGCCGTTCCAATTACAAATCCATGCGCCTGTTTCACGCATCGCCTTAACAGTTTCTATGTGAATTATGTTAGGACTTTGTATCTGCATAAAGATAATATCAGGCTGAAACTCTCTGGCTATTCTAATCGCTTCTTGGTTTACATCCTTTGCCCCTGTTGATAACTCTATATAATCAGTACAGTTAGCCTTAAAGGCTTTACGCGCTGAATCATTTGGCGGAGGTGCTACCATTAAACCTAGATGGAAAATTCTCATATTTTACGGATATTATCCCAATCTCTTAGGAAGTCTAATATTGATGGGTAATTTATTCGACCTGCCCCGCATTTCCTGCGGACATGAATCCAACCATTTATAACGCCAATACAGATAACATACTCCTGATTCTTGTATAATCCTGCTTGACCTATAAAATTGGCTTTAAACATAAAGCAAAGTTAATTATTTATATAACATAAAAAAATAAAAAAAACCTGCCAATTTCTCGACAGGCTTTTCCCATTAAACCAAAAAAACTAGCTTGGATTAGCGTTTAGAGATCCAGTCACGAATGCATTAGTGTAGTATATTGGCAATGCAATTCTACCCTCAACACGAACTGTAATCTTGTTCTCTCTTACGTTTGTACCATCTTCTTCAAAGAATCGAACAATAGGATTCTCACGTACAAATAATTGCGCACCTTTTGACCAGTCACCAACTAAATACTTAGAATCACTAATTGCAGTAGACTTGAAGATAGGAACTCCAGAAATAAACATTTGACCATTAACTAAGTCAACTGCAACTCCGCCCGGTAGAGTGTAAGTATTTGTAGTTCCTCTAGTAAGCATCAAAGCGTAAAACTGCTCTGGGCTTAAAAGAATACCATTAGCAGAATGATTGTTTGCCTCAATTTGAGCAACTGAATCTAACAACTTTTCAACCTGAATGGTACGGAATCCTGAGTAAGCCTCAGCGTTGGTAATTAAACCACCTAGATTTGGCGAAACTCCAGAACCATTAAGCAATTGATTATCCTCAGCATCTAAGTACTGCTCTAGTAAGCGAGATTGAAGATAAGATCTCATTGCTGATATATCATCTAAAGCCTTGCGAGTAATACGCAAGTAACCTGCGATAAATTGACTATCAGCAGCCTTTTCAGTCAAATCATAATCAATTTGAGATTTTGTACCTGAATTATCTGCCCATGCTGCAACTGATCCCTCAGAACCTGTTTCTTGCAAATAGTGAACAGATGATGTAGTCATTACTCCAGTTGGAAGTAATTGGCGGATGTGTAACTTACGTGGCGCAGCAGGAATGATACCTGGTAGCATCTGCACGTTTGCAGCAGCAAGGTTAGTAATGTTAGCCAATGACATATCACCAACTGTTTTCAATTCCATTGCAAACTGCTTTATTTCTTTTCTCTTAAATTTTTCTAAGTTATCAGAGTTTTCATCCATAGCAGTAGCAAATGCCTGATTAAAAGATACTGGCTCTTTATCTTGTGCATCCATTTTGATTCTGTTGTTTTCTGATTTAGCTTCTAGCAATGCTTTGTCCATTTCATCAATACGAACATTTGCAGATTTTACTGCATCTTCTAATTTTGCATCAACTGCTTTAGTAGCTTCGCTGATTGCGTTTGCGATGATGGTCTTTGCCTCATCTAATGTTTTAGCTTTGTTTGCATCTAGCAACTCCTGAGCCTTTACTTCTAAATTTTCCATTTTTACTTTTCTAAATGTTTTATTAATTCTGTTAATATATTCGGCTCATCTTTTACTGGAGTGACTATTGTCGGCTCTGCATCCGATAGTGAATTTTTACCTAAATTGAAAGCCTCTAATTGAAATTGCTTTAATGCTATTTCCAACCTGCCAAAGCCTTCGTCTGTCAAGCTACCATCTTTTAATAGCTTAATCATTTTACTTATCTGATCATTGATCTCTGCCATTGTTAAGGACTTAAATCCCATGAATGGAGTTTCTGGATTAGCACCCAGAGTAACATTCGATCCCTCGTATAACTTAATTTCTTTAATCATTCTAATTCCTGTCTTTTGATCGTAGTCTGATTTAATAGTTGAAAAACCAATCGAATGCTGAACAACAATACCCTCTGCATAAAGAATCATTGCATCTCTGCCGTAGCTTGTAGGTGCTATTTTACTCTCAAAGTATATACCTCGCTCTTGCGCTTCTAAAACCATCGGCTTACCATGAGGCTGAGCGTAGTTATGCTGATTTAAAAAGAATATCTCATTTGATCCCATAGGACCACGTTCTGCGATTGTCTTAGTCGCTGCGCCCGGCATGATAATATCTTCATCATAATCCGTATTTCCAAAACTAGCAAAATATCCTGTGACAGTCATCCTTTCAGAATCCATGTCTTTTATCTCGGCATTGTAATTCTTGTATTCTAGTAATCCTTTCATGATTAAAAAATTTATGTAAATATACTAATCGTTATCAATTTCTTTTAATTTTCTTATCGCCCATTCAACTCCTGCCGTTCCGCCCCATGCATCCCACATTAAACCACCGCAACCCTCTGTATAAGGTACGTCGGCATGTTGCTGATGTCTTTTAAATGATGCCATTCTAGCAATCGTATCTCTTGACAAAGGTTCTCTGTTTGCTAACTGTCTGGCTCTAGCTTTGCCCACAGGCGTTCCACATTCACCCCATCCGTTTGCTTCAACCCATTTTAAGGCACGTTTAGCATTATTTACCGCAGCTTCTGGATAATCTGTATAGGTTTTAGCTTTTCTTAAATAGTCAGGCGTTCTCGGTTTTAGTATCGGTAAACCATCAGCATCCTTTATTGCTTCGGTTGCCATTACACAACGGCAATTAACAACCTCAGCAGCAGGTGCGCCAACTTCACCAGGATACAT